ATGAATAAATATCCACTCATAGAAATACTCGTCTTTTTTTGCAGGCATAGCAGGCTCGCTAAGCCTTCCTGGAGAAAAGAGTATACGCACCAATTAAAGAGAGTGAGATCTTGCCACAGTAAAGTTATCGGTGGCATAAAAAAGTCATACTACAGCATTGAAACAAAGAGCGGAAAGATCTTTGACATAGAATTCGATCAAGAAGAACTGTTGTGGTCTTTAGTGCAAAATGATACCCAAAAGAACGTGGTCATTGACCGAGTATTAGTTCATATGAAAAGACATAAGCATCAGCCTTCGGATGCACATAGAATGACCCCTATACGGTTTGAAGTGTTTCCTAAAGAGCTTATAGAAAGAACTACTACTATAGAGTTTGCACTTATTGAAAGATTGCGTCCTTACCGCTTTAAAAGAAGTAAGCATGGTTCCATTCAGGTAAGTCAGATTGAGACGACTCATATGGAGAATACAATGATCACCAAGCATCTTAATTATTTAGTGGAAGATACCGAGCAACGATTTTATCATTTAGTCTATACCTTAGATCAATTAGATTGGAGATTCATGCAAGAAGTAGACAGGGAGTTTTTGTTTGTTAGGTAATAAGTATTGTTATTAACTTGATAAAACATATTTTGCTTAAATGGAAAAATCAAACCATCATAATTTAGAATTAGCACTCAAAACAATAGTACCAGATGACATCAGTTCTTTGCTTCATGTCATGAAGAAAAGACTTTTTGATGTAGCAGAATTCAAAGATGTAGTCTATTATGAAAAACGTTCTTCTTATGTAATAAGTGTAAATGATTTAGACCCGAAAAATCCTTTGGATTATTTGAAAGAGGATTTAATAGTTCTAGATAACTATTTAAAGAATTTAATTGAAACTAGAGAAGACTTAGAGGTCAGACTCGATAATTATGAGCACCATAGGTTCTTTTTTAACCTATATACTTTTGCATTAAAAGAAATGATAGAGAGAATTCAGGAATTCTTAGATCGAGAAGAAGCAAATAACGTTAAAATAAATACAATTCAAATCGATCTTATTTTAGCTTCATTGTTCAAGGTATATGAAGCAAAGGCATTAATGCATTCACCTCCGGAATATGGACTAGTTTAAAACAATGTTGGGTTTTCTAAAACTCACATCTGATCAACTCTAGCCTACATTCTTCTCTGCCGAACTTGAACCAAATAGAGTAGAAGGCTCTAATAGTTCAGGACCATTATTCCTTGAGTTACTAACTTTATCAGATGCGATATAGGTTTCCATGTCATCTACCGGATAGGGCTTCAGCATATCTAACAAATATTCAGCAGAATGCTCGGGGTTGAGCCAATCTTCAAATTCACTCGGATGTAAAAAAGCAGGCATTCGATCATGTGCTTTTTCTACCATTGAATTAGGATCAGTAGTTATAATTGAAAAGGAGCTCATTCCTTCATTAGGGCTAACCTTAGAATAAATTCCGGCTGCTCCCCAAAAGTTTGTACTCTTAGGGTAGAAGTAATGAGCAGATTTGCTTCCCTTCGCCCCAGTAAATTCAAAGAACCCATTCATGGGCACAATGCATCGGATCTGCTTCTCTTTAAAATCCTTCCCCCACATTTTACTGTCTAAAATACGATCGTCTCTGGTATTGAAGGTAGAGTATTTAAAGTTTGGTTTTCCATCCTTAGGCAACCATTTCATATACCACCAGTACATATCTTCCAATACTCGATTACCATCTTCATTTACTCTACATACAGGCATGACTGATGTTGGTGCTACATTGTAGTTTGGTCTGAGTTCACCCTTTCTTTCAAGTGTACCTAGAAAGTGATCTATTTCATCTATTTTTTTAAAGAAGGCGTATCGTCCGCACATATTAATAGTTTTATTTTTTTTTAGGATACATCGGATAATGTTTATCGATTTCAGGAATCTCAGGATAACCCGGATTACCCTCACGGATGCTTTCCCAGTCCCATACGTCTAGAAAAGCATCTCCATCACAATCTTCGTAAGCACACATTTCAAGCATATTAGCTTCTTCAGTAACCACAGTTCTTACGTTTACTTTCTCGTATGCTCTTTCACAATGTATACACCAGTAGTATTCCCCGTCAGTTTTACCTGACGATATTTCTCTATCTGTTTTCATATAAATTAACACTATGATTCATTCGTAATAACTACTCCAATGTCATCAATCAATTTCATTATTCTATCAGTTTCTGTCAATGCAACAATAATCTTCTGATAGTGCATAATATCTTCAATGCTGAGTTCTCTATCTCTACGATCTTTGAGCCATTTTTGAGCAGGTTGATAACCACCAATATAAAACTCCCAAGCTAAGAGCGGTACTTTATCGAAATATTGTGTCTCATTAATCCAAACTTTACCGAAATCGGGATTACTTTCATCTTCTACAAATCCCGGATCATTCTTTGTAATACGATTGGTTACTACATTATCCCCATCTTTTGGATAAGATGTTATAGGCTTTTCAATTACCTCGGCTTCCAATAAATGAATTTGACGAAGCTCACCTCCCAGCTTTACTAACTCCCAAAATTTATCTTGTTCTAACGGATAGGGAACTCTGGGAAAGTCGATCTTTAGAAATTCTTTGTACTTTTCTCGATAGCTCGGGGAATGTAGTACCGCATAAATATAATCGAGCAAGTCGATAGGAGCGAAAGTAGATTTGTCTTTTTCTTTCTCAGGAACAAACTTCAATCCTAACTTCTCTTCAATGTCTTTAAGGATTTTCTTATCTAAATTGGGAATACGTTCGGGTTTCCCAGCCAACGTTTGTTGCCCGCTTTCTTCGGGATAGAGGTAGAGTGGAAAAACAGTACCACCCTCTCTTGACCTTCCCGACATATAGCATTGCTCAGAAATTTTATTAGCAACAAAAGCATGATAGAAAGGTAAACTTGCAAGTTGCCTTGTAAGTATTAAACCAAGATTGCTTTCTTGTTCAATAGGTAAAGAAATTTTCTTCTGTGGATATGCAATAAAACCTTTTGATTCCCCACTTATAAATGTATATCGATCATCAAATGGTCTATATGATACCTTTTTAATAGAGTCTTTATTCCAATTTTTTATTACATCTTCAATTGCATTGTTAAGTTTCCAATCTCTAGAATCTGGTTTAATGTTGTATTTTGTTCTTAACTCGTCAGAATTTATTTCTTTAAAATCAGTTAAGGTTTTAATCAATTCTTGATTCGAAAAGGAAATACATATTGAATCGTTTTTTGTAAGAATACCAAGCGAATAAGTTTTAAAAAAATCTATAACACTTAGTCCTTTCTGATACCTAATTTTTAAGTTTTGATTAAATTTTTTGAAATAAAAGTTGGGTTTATTTAGATCAATGTTTTCAAATTCAATCTTTTTTAAATCTTTATTAATTAAAAAATTATACTTTATTTCTCTTGAACCATACAAATCTAATAATCTTACTTTTGCTAATTTCTTATCTTTTTTTCTTTTTACAGCAATAATAATTGATACTCCGGTTCTAATATCAAATACATTTTCATCCTTATTGATGTTATCTGGTATAATTTCCCCTCTGAATGAATTCCCATGAAGATCTATAAGGTATATGTCATTAAATGAGTTTATTAAACTCCACCTCATACCTCTAAATGTGGGATTATTTAGAAAATTGTGATTTGTTATAAAAGCCAAAATACCATCTTCATTTCTGTCAATAACCGATTGACTGTATCTTATAAATTTTACGTAGTCATCATTTACAAATTTAATATTATGCTCTTTTAGCTTAGCACCAGTATGTTCTCTTTTATAGTCCTCCATTAAATCCATAATCCAGTCTCCTTTATTGGAGCTTTCACCAGAATAAGGCGGATTTCCCATTACAACCATTACAGGTGCGTCCCGTTTTATGTGATTGGCTTCGTTGGCTTCTTCACTCAACCAATTGGCAAATAGAGTTCCCGAATTGGGATGGTGTTCTTCTAAAGAATTGGTGAGATAAACCTTAAAACGCTGGTTTGAAGCTCCGGAGGCAGAAGCATTGTACCCGGTTTCTTGCAACAGCAAATCCAGCTTTAAATGTGCCATGGCATAACTCGCCATTAAAATTTCAAAGCCATTCAATCGAGGAATTAAGTGCTCTTCTACATATTTAGTCCAGATGCCTTGCTGTCCTTCAAACTTGGTATAAATCTGTTTGATCACCTCGGCTAAAAAGGTTCCTGTACCGGTAGCAGGATCTAAAATTTGCACACGGTGTACTTCTCGCTCTTCTTCCACCATTCCGTCTTTATGGCGCTTGTCGTGTGTTGGTACTTTTACTTTAATTTTAGTTTTAGAAGTGTCGGCCAGTCCATCTTTCAATCCAAATTCGTCTTTAAGAATATCATCAACGGCACGTACTATAAAATTTACTACCGGCTCGGGCGTGTACCACACTCCACGACTTTTACGAAGTTTGGGATCGTATTCTGCCAAAAAGGTTTCGTAAAAATGAATGATAGGATCGTGTTGCTGAGTACTTTTCCCAAAATTTTTCAACAAGCCTTCAACATCCGTAGCTCTGAAAATATCAGCCAAACCATCCACTATCCAAATAATTCGATCATCCAGATCATAGCCTGCAATGTATTGGAATAACTTCCGCAAAAAAGGATTAGATTTCGGAATCAGTTCGGCGGCTTCTTGTCGGGAGAAGGTTTCCAAAGTCGGATCGTGCAAGCGTGCGGCGAACATTCCATAGGCAATTGTTTGGGCGTAGATGTCTCCAAACTCTTTCGGTTTAATATCGGCAATCAGTACATTTTGGAAAGCGGTAAGCTGTTCTCTGAGTGTGTTGTTAGCTGCAGAATTAACCTGATTCTTTTGCGATTCTTCATCAACATTTAATGCCTTTTCAATTACATCAGCAAGAATCCGTGCTTTCCCCGCCATCATTTTAGAAAGTCGTGAGGAAGAGCGTATAGTTTGGCTTACTTGTTGAGAAAAATCTTTGATCAGATTTTTAAAAGTGTCGAAGTTTTTAGGTATCGCAACAATTTCACCATCAACAACTTCAGCAATTTTAATGGTTGTAGTTTTCTCCCCATCTTTGTAGAAATGGAAATCCAGATAATCGGTAAAAATTAAATTCGGTAATCCGGATTTGTAGCGATTAAATTGCTCTTTATTTTTCTTTTTTCCATCCAGATCCCCATCATCAATATCTTTTGCTTCTATATAGCCGACCGGAATATTTCCTTTTGTGAGGATGTAATCAGGAGCACCCACTTCACTCCTGGAAGGTTCATTAGTTACCAAAATTTCAGGTAACAACGTACTAAGCAGTGTTTGTAAATCAGAGCGATAGCTATGTTCTCGTGCTCTTCCGGTTGAAAACTGTTTGTTCAGATTATCAATGTATTGTAGTAGAGTCATAAGCCATATAGAGGTTTGCGCTTAGACTAACAAAATCAGTATTTAAGTACAATCATAATTTGAATAACATTGTAAATATTCTAACTCTTGATTTGTGTTAATTATCTACCATACTTTTCAGTAGAATGTATGCAGCAACTTCTAGTCCATTTGATAATTTAAAGATAGTACGTAGGGAAGCTGTTTTCTCACCACGTTCAAGTTCTGAGAGATAAGAACGGTCTAAGTTAGATAATTCAGCAAGCTTTTCTTGAGAAATGCCCTTTTGCTTGCGAAGTCTTTTTATTACTTCACCAAAACTTTTTTCTATGTCGTTCCCGTCTTTCATCGCTTGACAAAGATGCGGGAATCAGTATCTTAGAGCTACGGGCTATAGCCCACAATATTTAAACTATTTATAGCAATATGGTATTAAACTCTAAGCAAAAAGTAATACTGAATTTCACAATAGTATTATTGATGATTATTGTTCTGTTTCCTAATTGGCAATACGTTTCTATCATTAATTATGAACCGGAAATCACAGAAGTAAAAAATCTTGGTCATTATTTTTTGTTTATAACTCCTCCAATACTAGAATCTAAACGTTTGGTGGTTCAAGAGATCAGGGTAGATCTTTTTAGAATTATTTTATGTACATCATTTTTAATACTAATATCCGGGCTTCTTTTCTACAGATTAAAGGATCCGAATTCTGCTTGGAAATTTAATTTTATGTCAATATTTGGGTATATAATTTTATGCTTAGGTGGAGTAGCATTTATATACATAACTAATTCTTTAGCCAACTTAGATTTTGAAGCGACAACTGGATTTGTGGTAGGGATGTATTTATTACCAACTATAATCACTCTATCAGGTTGGCTAATGGTGTATAAATTTAAATCCAATGACACTACATCATGAGAGTAGATATAAAAAGCTTCTATTTAGTTTTAGTAGTACTGATTTTAATTCCATACATATTGAAAGCACAAGAATCAAAGAAATCAGTAGTCGAATACATCAAAGATAGTTATCGAGTTCAATTAAATATAATTTCGCTTCCGGATACGTTTTATGATTGTGGCTATGATGTCTATAAGTATAATTATAGCAACAAAGATATAAAACCAAAAAAGGATATTGGAGATGTGTGTCTTCTTCCATTAATGGAAAACAATCAAACTGATATTAAGTTCTCAGATAATGGAAGGAAGTTTTACAAGGCACTAAAAGCTACTATGGTAGTACAATGTTCTGAATTAACTAATGCGACACCTGAACAATGTAAATGCGCTCATGATATATATGAAAAAGAAGGTTTAGGATATGGTGATTTAATTAAACAAGACTTTGAACAATCGAAGATTAAACAATTTGTAAACAAGGTCTGTATTGCTAATTGAGATTGAATAATCATATGATATTGATGTGATTTTGAACTTTTCTTCCTTAAAATCTTTGATGGAACATCCATATTGTCGGTATACTTTCGTAATGCTTTTGTAATGCTTTTGTAATGCTTTCGTAATGCTTTCGTAATGCCATAATTCTTCCAACAAAGTTTCTAACTCTCTAGTAATTACCGATCTTAACGATGTGCTGTATTACCATACTTTTGTCATACTTTCACCATACTATTTAACCATCTAAATCCGTACATAATACCCGACCTTTTACCGACCTTTTACCGACCTTTTACCGACCTTTTACCGACCTATACCTGACGTTTACCTGACCTATAGTCAAGTATGATTTCCTTAAAGTTTGAATAACTTTGAGTGTTTTAAGGGTTAAGAATTCTTGCCAGTTCTTCGTCCCTTTTTTGCCAGTCTATTTGTGAATTAACATCTTCAGTATAGTTCTTTCTTTTAAGCCCTATAGTCTCTAAATAGACTTCTATTGCCTTTAATGTTTGTGGTTCACACCAATTTCCAGTTATAATTCCTACTAATTCATCTATTACCTTTTTTCCCGAATCAAGTGCATGATTATGCAAATCAACTAAGCGCTGACTAGCGAGCTCTATTTTTTGGAAATCCAAGTGTTCATCAAATGATATAGTTCTTCGAACCCATTCATATGTTTTACTCCACTTCTCGAGTTGGCTTTTGTAATGAGGTTCTTTACCTAGTTCTTTTGCAGTTTTAGCAAGTGATCTATGACCACCTAGGTCCCGGTAGATTGTAAAAGCATGGAATGCAATATCACTTTCTTGTTTAAGGCGAGACCAGGGTTTTGTTTCTCTATTTTCTTTTTTCATTTAAGTGTTGGGTATTAATTGACTATTCTTGTTTTAGCAGTTTCGATGTTTGTGATCATCTTGCTATATAACTCATCATACAATGATTGAGTACTTTTATCTCTTCCAATACTATTGGCTATTCTTCTATACTTAGACTTTAGCCTGTATACATTCTTAACATTATTAAGACCCCCAGTTTCAAATATCTCTTCAATTAAATGCTCGACATTTTTTAAACCTCTATTTTCAATAAAATATCCCAAGACTAACTTATTAAAATCTTTAGGAGTTAATATCTCAGTAGGGTTGTAAGAAACGGATGCTAGTTTATTGATAGATTTAAATTCATCATCAATGCATTCAATAAATATTCTTTGATTGTTATGTTTGAATAGATCTTTCAAGCTCATGTCCTCTTTGAAAATCCTATCCAAATATCTCTTTTTATACCTTATTTCAAATCGTATTCTATTATTACTACTTAGACCCTTGAGTGATTTATCATATAATATTTTTCTCCTATTCGAATTACAAAATGTTATACTATTTGGATAGATAAGTAAGCCAGTATAGTATTTTGAACTTTGTAATTGACGAAAGTAATGCTTGGGATTATTTTGAACATTGATGTCCAGACCAAAATCTAACTTTCTAACTATTGCGTTATCTAGAGAGATGTTATGCAACTCTTCCAACGATTTCTTAAACAATTTTAAATCTTCTATTGATGCAAAACGGTAATTATTCCCATATAGGAATCTTGGAACACTTCCAGATATTTTTAAACCACTCTTAAACATTTTTAGTTGAATCCCATTATTAAAATACTGTTCAGTTAGAATTTCACCGTTTTTATCGATTATAAACTTTGAATCTTCATATGCTTCCAAACATTTTTCTAGTGCATCAGTATCCTTTATAAAATTGATTGGAAGAAAAAGCGAGATAGTATCGAACATCTGGACAGATTCTGTCCTTAATACATAGTTACCATGTAGGGGTATTGTACTTTTAGGTAGTTTGTTTAGCATGGCTTCTGTTCCGCTAAATAAGATTCTATATCAGTTTTTAACCAACCGACTGCTCTACCATTCTTAGAGATTTTAAAACTTGGTGGAAAATCACCTCGTTTTATCATGTCGTAGACTGTTTGCCTACTAACACCTCCGAGGATTTCACATACTTCAGGAAAGCGTATTATTCTATTTGTCATCTTGTTTACCTTTGTTTAGTTAAGTAATTGATGACAAATGTCTAGAAAGAAAATTCTAATAACTATGAACTATTGTTCTGAATTTTCCGGAACCTTAGTTCCTCGAAGTAAACCATTTGGTATAAGAACGCTTAAAATTCATTGGATCTGTTGTAGTAATATCAAAATCAGATGGCAACATTCCAAGATCCTCAATCTTCTTTATTAATAGATTAAATGACTCTACTACGTTTTCTGTCTCTTGATAAAATTTCTCATACCAAAGATATTTTTGAAGTTTATCTGGCTTTTCAATTGGTATTTCAACTTTAAAGACATCTATTGCTACTGTGTTTAGATCTGTGGAGATTTCATAGGGAAACCCATTATCTAATATTTTATCAATTAGGAATGAGGTTACGTAAATAATAACACGAATGCGGTTAAGTGTTCTTGACTCACCTAATATTTCATCAATGTCATAAGAATAGTCAGTACTAAATTTATTTGAAATTCTTGCATCGTTCGAAACCTCCATATCGACTAAAGATATAATGTCTTTGTAAAGATTGAAGTTTAGCTTTTTTAACTGACCTTTTAATAAATCTTCAATCTCAAATACAAGCTCTTCCAGTGAATCATCTAAAAAAAATCTTTCTAATTCTTTTATAAATTCATGAATCCTTTTTTTAAGATCATTCTCTTTTTCTATTAGTCTCCTTTTGGATTCATCTCTGATGCTAACAAAAGTTGAAAAAGCAGATAAGGGGTTTTCATTGTAGGTTTTTATGAATATCTCATAATACTCTCTATGAAGGTGTTCTGATTCTCGACTTTGACTCCTTGTAATACTTTCAAGTTCATCTATTCGTTCACCCATATTTATATTTTATATTAAAAGAATAATTAATTACTATAACTCGCGAAATGGTTTGAGAAAATAGTAAATATAGTTTGAGAAAATAAACTCCCCGCTCTTTTTGTAATAATCTACACAAAACATGCAAGGCAACAAACCATGACGTGGGAAATGCATTTTAAATTTAAAACTATTTGAATAGTGGTTAAAGTGGGGTTTACAAACTAATAATAAACCTAGTACAGGTATTTTATTTACAATCTGGCATAGATTAATATAATCTTTAGAGCGTTTTTAATCTTATTTTTTAAGTAGCTGGGGTTATTTGTTCCCAAAAAACGGTTGCTTGCCAATAGGCATCCGCACCGTTATTGCACTTAGCCCGGATAGAGACTAAACCATCTGTCGTGTTAGCTACAGCATCAGCATCCCAATTAGCAGGAGTTGAATCGTAAGTCTTGGTTACTCCCGATACAGCTACAGTTGCAACACCTGTATCTCTTTTAGCTATAAACTGTAAAGTGATTGCTCCATAATCTCCACCGGTCTCACGGCCTACCATGTTCACGGTGAAGAAGTAAGCAGTATCATCTTTAAGAACGATCTGATTATTTGCCGTTGGATTTCCTCCCTGGATGGTAAGCTCCCTTAATGAGTTTCCGGATGCAAATCGCTTTAAGTTCAGCTTTGAGTGCTGCGAATCTCCGGGATTTGCAAAATCATCTACTGCATACACTGACTGCCCAAGGAAATCAGCTATTGCTTTATAACCATGCCCGTGCTGGTAATCATTCAAATACTCCATTTCACGACCACCGCCAAATGTAGCCCTGCCCAAATTTTTTATAATCTCACCAAATACAGCAGCATACTTTCCTTTTTGATCGATATTGAATCCAGCTGCAATAGAAGCTAAAGCTTGTTCAAATATAGTAACCGATTCACCTGCCCCATAAGCACCGCGAGCCCAAACATTCACTAAATAGCCATCTACTCCTGCACCGTATCCACTTGCAGAGTTCTTAAATCCACGAGCTCCTGAACCATTCCCCATTGGATATCCATTAATTGGAACAGTAGGCGCATATGAACTATAAATACTTTCGATTGCTCCGCCATAAGCTTCGCCTCCATTATCGTAATAGATCTTCGTATTTGAGCCATCCCAAATTGCTTTAAGGATCGGGAAATATCCAATAGAAGACTCTGCATTACCTTTGAGCACACAGATTGAATGAAGCGCCCATCTAAGATCATTTGCAACATCTACATCATCACCAACCCAAGTCGCTGCTGTATGAGATGCTGAGTAAATATTTCCTTTCGCGTCCTGAGTAGCACCGGCTCCATAGCGAGTTGTGATGTTGTCGGTGAGCTCATTTGGGAAGTAGCTGGTCTGATCTCCAAACCTGCCGTCGATAATTACAAAGGGCTTTTCACCTACATCGCCATCAGTATCAACTCCGGTGGATGTAACATTATATCTGCGACGGCCTGAAACTACTCTATTTCCTAAAGCAGAACCATCATTGGAACTGTTCATGCAGGTGTTGCCGCCGACGGTTCCAATTTTACCATCGTTTATATTTCCATACCCACCAAGAAGAGCGCCTGCGTATTCATAGTTTTTGTTCCCAAAACCTCCGGGTGCTGACCCCCAGGATGGGTTTGAATCTCTTTTAACGTCTTTCTCAATCCTGTTGTTCTCACCGGCTCCAATAAAAGCGTAATCTGCGTTTGGATCAATATAATTACCGGTTCCACGTAAAATAGCCGACAGCAAACCTTCAGCGTTACTCCTGATAGTCAACAAAGGGTTGCCGAACTCCTGCCAAGCAGAACCATCAAAGGTTAGCAATTGAAAGTCTTCACCGTCTTTTAACCACCAACTTACATCATCTAACGAAGCTCCGCCGGTTCCTGGCTTCGCAGAAAGATCATCGCCTCCGGATCTTGGAACATTAACAGGTGCTAAAGCAGCTGCCAGAGCAATGGCTGATTGAACTTGCGCGTCATTGGTTTCTAGAGTGTTAACTACTTCTTCAAATGCTTCTCTCTTAATTAAATCGAATGTCGCCATAATATTAAACTGTAATTGTTATGATTTCTAAATTTATACCACCTGAATGAACTGTTTTTTCTTTAAATTGAGTGGCTGGTTCGACTGAGCTTATTTTAACAGAGGTTTCATCTTCAGAAACCACAAATATATTACCACCAAGTGCTATTGCTGCAGCCTTAGCATCTTCTTCAGCTTCCTTAGTTAATGCTATCTGAGCTTTTTGAGCTGTAATTAAATTTTGCACGCTCGATAATTTCAGGACTTCATTTTCAGGCATCTCAATTCTCCAGAATCAATGTATCTAGTTCATAATTTACTCCACCAACTTCAACAACCGCTGAACTTGCAGTTACAGCTTCAGGAGCTTCAAATTCTACTTCAAATCCTCTACCATCAACACTATCTGTTCTACGTGTAAAACCGGTAACTACCTCTCCTTCATCAGTGATCACCGTTTCTGAGTCTATTGCATCGTATTCTTCTTCAGAATAGAACTGGAGTTGAGTTACTCCTGTAGTATCCTCAAATGCTTCAGCAGAAAATATTTCAATTTCGCCGGTAACCATGTTCCATTTTATCTCGATATGAATGGTATATAAATCAGGTTCTGAATCTCTTTCTAACTTGATGGTTTTTAGAAAGTCTTGATACAGATATTTCCAGGAGCGGATGGTTGAATATTCGATCTGGTCTTTATTGGCCTGACACATTCGTTGGTACGGAGCTACCTGAAAGATGCTTCTTACAGAGCCATCGTTTGAAATGTATTCAGCCGGAATCCACTCATTATTAGTGTCGAAATATTCGATTACAAATAGATCGGAATCATCATCTAAATCACCAACTCCAAATATTCTGTTATCAACCTGTGTATTTTTTAATCCCCGGGAATTAATATAGTACTTTGAATCCCTCTCAATAGTTGACTTAAAATCAATATTTATATCATAAACAGATACATATCCATTTACTCCGGGTTCTACAGGAAGGCATGTAAACTCAACGGTGATGAATCCAATTTTCCCTGTTGGTGCGGATAAATAAATATCTACAGATCCTTCATTGTTCACAAAACCAGTATCAAGAATAAATGAAGTATCATTTTGATTCCAATCAGCCAGATTGTTATCCAAAGTGTATATCAAACCATCCAGAGACCTGAACTTTATTTGCGCATATTTTGTATTTCCAGTTCCACCGCTATTCGTAAATGCCGACCAATAAATAGATAAGATATCTTCATCTGTTACACTCTTTTTTGCTTCTTGTCTTACATATCCATTCAAATAACCTACTGGATTTCCATCTAAGTCGTCATAATCATTAGACTGAAGAACAATAATTGAAATGTTATTGGAAGCATTTAGGTTAGGAATTACTAACTTTTCAGGAGTGCTTGTTGAAGCAATTAAATAGTCGTTAATGGCAGGCTGTTCCCAACCGACAGCAATTTGATTCTTAAAATTGCTGTCCGAAAAATCAGCATTAACTAAAAATTCATCGAATAATTTAAACTCTGTTTTTATCTCCTTTAAACCCGGTTTAAATTGGCTTTTTGGCTTACGTAAAACAGTATCGGCATTAAGTACCGCTGCAAATGATCTTGACACCGGCAGCTCTGTTTCAAGATCAATACCATTCAATGTAACAGGGGCATTAAGTACACGCTTTCGCTCGAGAAAAACCCAAGTATTATCAATCTGTTTTAACTGTAGATTAAATTGTTGGCAAAAATTCTCAAGAACCTCATAAAAAGACACTCGATCGGAATCCTTAAAACGCACTTGATGGGAGCGATTAACCCGGTACCCGAGTGGAAAAGTTTTGGCGTTATCAGCTGATGACCATAACGAATAAACCTCGATATCATAATCAAAACCTAACCGGTTCAGGCATTCAAAGAGAAAATCTTTGATTTCAATCAGAGTATCGGACGGTTTAAAATATTCTTCCTTCAGGAGCCCGATCGCATTCGTGGCCACAAGATCGATCTCAGGATTCGTCTCGTAATATTCGGAATTATTAGATGGCAAATAGAGGTAGAATTCATACTCAACTGTCGCTCCATTTTTCACCTGTAGCTTAAAATCTTTCTTATTACGATTTGAGAATTTTTTCAGCAACCCAAATTGATCTACAATCGAGAACTGGATCTGAATTGGTGAGAATGAATAAAACATATCATTCCCACGAGAGCCCATAACAAACAGAGGCTCTCCGGAGATTCCGATTTCAGTAACGGTTTCTTCTTCAGAAAATCGCTCCAGGATAACAAAGGTTCGTTCCTCTTTACTTCCGGAAGAAGTAGCGTTGGCCACGCGAATATTTTCTTGGGCTATTACAGTATAACTCATGACTGATTCCCCACAGCTTCTCTATTTTGTTCATACTGTCGCTGCGCTTCCAAAATCTCGCTATATGTGATTTTTGGATATAGCTTCACATCTTTCATCGCTTCACTAATAGCTGATCCAACTGCAGCACTGATTGCGTTGCTATCGATGCCGGCTTTTAAATTTGTGACATCCGGCTTTGAAAAGCTTGGTGGTTTTTGAGATAAATAAGCCTTATTAATCCGGTCAGCGAATTCAGGATCTTTATTCATTCTATTCATAAGTGGTAAAGACCTTGCTGTACTTACTGCGTTCAAGATGAATTCAGGCTGATCATTCTCATTAATAGAAATCAGTTTCTTTCCCGGAGAGCTCATTCCGGATCTCAACCTTTCCTCAATCATTCCGCCCTCTATATAGGGATTAGGTTGTGCTAAGATAGTGGCTGCTTGGATGCCACCCATTATAAGAGGGGCTGTCTGAGCTGCTAAACCAAAAATCCCAGTCTGTCCCCAAACTTTTGAAACCGCCACAGCTGTATTAGCTGCTACTTCAGCTAATTTTGCTATACGTTCACGCTCAAATTGTTCATGCTGCAGTTTGTCAATTTTCTTTTGATATTCAGCCTCTGTTTTTTCTCTCTTTTTTAACAGCTTTTCTCTTTGGCGCTCAGTTAACTTGTCATTATTAAGTTGAGCATCAATTGAGGATAACGCTTTGTCTTGCTCCCGTTCTATGTTATGAATTCTACGCTCAGTCTGGGCACCCATAAATTCAGCAACCAGCTGGTAACCTTGATTCAGCATTTCAAAGTATTCAGCCGCTTGTTGCATTTTTTCCTGATGAGCTTCTCTGTCCTTCAGTTGCTCATAGGTAATTCCTTCTTCTGTAGCCTGTATTCTTTTTTCTAAAAACTCAATTCTAACCTGATGCCGCTTTCTTTCCTCATCTGTTGCAGCTGCAGTATATAAAGCCTCCTCATTTGCTAGCTGGTCTCTCATAAAGGAAAGGCTACCAAGCTCTATTTTTGGAGCCACTTTGAATTCCGGAACTTCTCCCGGAAGGGATTCTTCTAGTAATTGATCAATAGGTTTCTCTGTAGAAATAACAGGCTTTACCGGGATTTCAGGAGCTTTCTCTTCAGAAACATCTAATTCAAATCCAACTTCTACTTTAGTTTCCTTGAATTGATTTTCTAACTGACTGTATAGTTCTTGAGTTTCCTGTATCTGTGAATTTAAATCTTGAAGCTCTTCATTTAAACCTGTTCCTTCAAACATTTCCTGGCTAAACTGACTAAATTTATGCTTAGTCATTACGGCGCCCTGTTTGTTAGCCTCCTCCATCATTTTGTTTCTTCGCTCCCAAAATGAGCTGGAATAATCAACTTCAACACCCAGTTTTCTTTCTGCCTCTATTAACTCGCGCACAGCTTCAACTTGTACTTCTGCCTGAGCTTTCTCAATTTTTGATCTGGTGGCTGTTAATTTAGCAAGCTCCTCTTGTTTTAGTTGAAGTACACTCTTTTCTTGATAAGCATTGTTAAGTTCCCTTAGTCTATCGGCCAGATCGTTAGCAACTAACGATTCTTCATCTAAAAATTTAAGATAGTCAGGGTATTTTTCATTCAATTCAGAGATTAAGCTTAATCGATCTTTTCCATTGTTTACCGCATCAATCAATTGATTTGCTAATTGATTTAACTCTAAACGCTCATCTTGAATCTTATCAACAATACTAATTCCTAAAATGTCTTTAAGCACTTTGGAAAATTCCAACCCAGCCATAGCGATTTCTTTCCAAAGAGGAATGCTTTTTGTTGACATTTCCTCTGCTATATCACGGAAAGCAGCTTCCATTTCCCGGGTTTTGCTTGCAGCATGTTCTTGGCTTCGTTCCATGTTTCCGAGAACGTCCTGAGACTTCTCAAGAATTAAGGAATATCTTGCTTGGGCTTTTTCAGCTTCACTTAAAACATCAATTCTATTTTTTCCGGTCTGAAGTAAAGCCCTCTCTTTTACTTCATTCTCAGTAATAGCTATTCCCAACTGTTTGAGAGGGGTGAATTGACCAGTAATTCCTGATCTTATTTTAGTAAAAGCTTGTTCAAACGGGATGTCAAAAAATGATTGATATTCTCCAGCTAATTTCACCCAATTAATACCGAATTCAGCTGCTTTTTCACCTTGCATATCCAACGACTTTCCAACCTGAACAGCCTGAGATACATATTCTTTCGATTCTCTCTTAGTTAAGGCGAGTAAGGATCTATATTCATTAATGAACTTATTAGTCTTTTTTATAGAGGATCCAACAACCGTTTCATATTTACTATTTGTCTCTTCTACCTCAAAAGCCATCTGTCTGCTGGCTTTAATTACATCCAAAGCTCTGGAAGCTATTTCCTGATATAATTTTGCTATTAAATTACCTGCTGCAATGGTTCCAATTCTCCATGAACTATTACCATCATTTGTTGCTTGAGTAAGTTTTTTTGTAGTTCCCGTTAATTCACTTTTATGACGATTTAATTCATCGATCTTACGATTATAACGAGTTACTACTGAAGGATCTGCCCATTTATCCCGGGCTTTGGTTAAATCTTTAATACGATCGTTGAGATCTTCAACCGAATTCTTTTGCTTTATCAGATCTTTTGTACCGGTGTTACCAACCTGATATGCTCCCTTTAGAATACGACCGGCAGAGGCTGCTGATTCCTCAGTTTCATTTAGAACCTGAATAACTTCCTTTCCACCTTTCTTTGCATCAGAAGGATCTAGATAAACCGCTATTTTTACCTTTTCAGCCATCGTTTACTTTAACCTTATATAGTTCGGCCACTTCAACACGATTGCATTGCTGTTGGAGATAGTGATATGTTTGCGGATTGCCTTCACTGGTTACTAGTATTAATTGCCTCCAGTATCCGTTTGTTCTAAAGAGATCTCTTCGCCATTTTTTGAGGTCTCGTTCATACCGGGCAGAGTCGAAGCCAGATGTTGATCGGTTACCTGACTCATCAACATAGTCGCTAATTGTGGGCTTCCTGCCAGCAAGCTCAAGAATCCTTTGACCTCGTAAGGATTCTCGCCGAACTTTCCCAGCCAATCCTCAAAGGCTTTCATTACTTGGCCACGGTCGATCTTATCATTCAGTTTTTTATTCTCAATTTCGAAACCGTTTTTGGTCCTTTTTAGAATCTTCGGAAAATCATAAAAGAGAACTTCAGCTAAACCGGCATAGTACACCGATTTAGAGTTATACAGATTTTCAAATTCGAATACTTTATTACCGGCTTCATCAATCTCTGTAGGCTCTATCTCACCAATATCAGCGTAATAAATACGCTCTTTTTGATGCTTGAATTTAGTATTTGCAGGTACCTGACAAACTGTTTGAATATTCTGATTAGTGGTAGTGATTAATTCAAATTCCTTGTCATGTCCACTTATAATATTGTAGGTATCAAAATCCATGTTATCCTCGGGTTCGGGTTTGTCTCAACCAGGATGGATATTCATCCAGTTGATCTTCAGTTACAATGGTTAATTGCGCTTCCGGATACGTAAGTGCCCGGTTTACTCTAAACACTTCCGGTTTTTCTTTTTTCTCAGGAACAACGGTATAACTCAACGCTGGATCTAAACTGTAAATAGGAAAGAACTTTACTTCTTTAGAGCTATCTAGCACTGCATTTTTTACGTCGATCCAATCGTTACCGGGCGCTGCTTCCGGAGAAACTCTTTGTAGAAAAGGAGAGGCTATTTGAAAAATTAACCAAACTCCTAAAAACTCATGCTTTCGTTTTCTGGAAGCTGACATCCATATTTGGGTATCCTCGTCACCTAAAATAATTAATTCATTATTCCGGAATACACGCTTTACAGCATCCCATTCAAAGGCAATTTCTTTAACGTCAAAAGTTTCAAGTAGTGTAGCCACATCAGTTAGTAATCTATGTATTCATCGTTGCCATCACTTCGCATCGATATATTCGTAACTGCAGCAGCTCCACCGTTATCCAGTTCAATTTCAATTGTCCAGGTATCTGCAGTTGTTTCTACTTCAGCGGAGAAACGATCGATTGCATTGATGGTAGTGCTTGCGGTTGCCACCGTAGTTCCTGCAAAGTTTTTGCAGCGAACTATTAAGGTTCCTCCGGAAGCGGAATAATCAGCAGCCACTTTCCACTTAACTCCGGAAATAGGAAGAATGATAGATCCTTCTTTAGCAGCGAAAGTAATTCCTTCAGCAATATTTTGCTTCCAGATTACATTAGGGTTACCGCCGGCTATTTCAGTTTCTATTCGATGGATGTCGTTTCCTTCCCGGGCATCAATTCCATAACCGGGAACAACTTGCATCTCTTCATCTTCTAAAGAGATAAAGTGTCGGCCATGCTTGGCATAAATAGCCAAACCAACCGGATAGTTATTATCCATCCAATCCTCGAGAGTAGCTAACCCGGCTGATTCCTGGAAGCCAACAACCAGTGGATATATTTTTCCACCAAAGGCATTCCCTGTAGGGGTTGGCTTTTTAATATTGTCGTAAGCCAGATCAGAATATTCCGTAGATAAAATGTTCATTTGAACTTTATCCCCGGTACTTCTTCTAAATGCTGCGCTTTTTTTCCAGCCGGATGCTACTCTACTCATAATTCTCCTATGGTTCTACCGCTAATAATGGAATTCCGCTATGGGCTTCAAAATCTAATCCCCATGGCTCGTTACCTTCTCTGGCATCGATACCGGGCTTTAGTTTTGCAAATGGTTGAACAGGTTCCTGAGTTTTATACTCACGTCCATCGTTGTATTCGAAATAGAAATATTTTTCTGTATTCGAAGTCATGAAATCCTCAATAGCTTGATAGGATGCGTGGTCTTCAAATGCAAGATCGCAGCCAACCATGGAACCGCCATAAGAATTACCACCCGGGGTTTGATTCTTGATATTATCTACAGTAATGGTTGAGCCATTGGTATGGACTTTTCCTGCGATCCATGTCTTGTTTAACCCGGCTCCATCATCATCGTAACCGCATCTTTTAATTCGTTGATTTCTTGTTGACATATCTGTTATTCCTCATTGTCGTTTGTGCTGCTTTTCACTTTTGTGAATAAAGAGTGATAGACAGGATTGTTAATAAAAACTTTGGCAATTAATGGCAGAGGCTTTGCCTGGTTATCTGCCACGGGCAAATCTGTTTTACCGGAAACCTCATACACCTTATTGAATACGATCTGTGCTGAAGCTCCTTCAAAAGCTACCGGAAAGGTTGCCGGTTTTTCCGGAGATCCAATACGAAGCGGCTCTTCTTTCTTAGAAGATTTGCGCTCCAGCTTTACTTTGTCGCCTGCTAAAAATTCAGTTTGTTTCTTTTTCTTTGCCATATCATTCAAAATAATCTGTGTGTTTCCAATATTGGCCGTACATCCATACACCGCCTTGCTTTATGTCCAGAAAACCCTCACTAACTATCGAGGCTTTACTTCTTTCAAAATCCAATTCTTTCAAAACTTCTCTACCGGCATCGAGTAAACCATACACGCCAGGAGCTTTATTTTTAGCAAGCAATGATCGACTAACGTAAGTGATCAGGAAGACAGGATAGTTTATCTGGCCAGATCCATCTGAGTTTTGACCTTCCTTAAACTTTCTATCTTGATACACCACAAGAACAGCTCCTTTATGATGGCCTAGGTTATAAGACTTCAAGTCATCTGGATAAGGCTCAACCTGCAGATCTGGAAAAGCAGTTTTTAATGCTGCTATGTATGCGTTAGAAATGCTATCTAAACTCTGGTTAGCCATCAGCTGTTAAACCCCATAAAGAATTTGCCCGCTTCAATCAGTGTAAAATCACCGGTGATCAAAGCGTAAATTGTGTACACAGCAAAAAGCGCTGCTGATCCTATTCGGATCTTTAATTTCGTTTCCGGAGAAAGCGCATCAGCTGATTGATTCAATTTTCCGTCATCCACTAAGTCGAACAGTTGATATCCAAGTTCCTGCAGGCTTTTAGCATCCATTTCTTCAATCACTTCCTTAGTGATCTTCTTTTCTTTGATCGCATTACGAACCGCATCGATCTTCGCTTGTTGCTTCGCATCTTTGATTTGAGGAGCTGTAATAACATCTCTGATTCCAAACAGTACAGAACCGCCAATTTCTCGAAGTTCCTTTGCAGGAAGGTACTTATTCAATTCCTGGCCAAGTTCATTATCACCACGTAAGGTATCACCCACAGGCTTTGACCAGGAATCGATAAATACTCGTTTTAAAAATCTTAAAGGCCTTGGTTTTCCCATCTCCGCTCCTTGATTAAATTTGTGAGATTGTCTGTTAGTTCGATAAAAACTCGATTTCCATCAAGCAACTCATTTGCAACTTGTTGGTATAGGTCTTTGTAGGCAGAGGTTGAATCTCTTAGTGATCCTTTCTTTCTACGATTTATAAAAGCGCCATCACCAACACCAATACAGCCATCGGTTTCTTTTTCATCATTAAGGATGTGAATAAGGATGTCTGTAAATCCGGGAACATCTTTCAGCTCGAGCATTCCTTTGTGAAATTCAGGACCAAACCTTTCAAGATAACGCTCATGAAAACCTCCATAGGTTCTCAGTTTGATCTCATAAGTATCCCGGGGAATTCTGGTTTCTCCGGGAACCTTGATCAAACGCTCTTCATCTTCTAATGTGAATGAATGAGCTTGATCATCGATAAACATGATTCCTAATGAATCATGTTTACCCGGGCTATATGTAACAAGCGTTAATTTCATCGGTGTATTTGGTTTTTAAAAAAAAAGCGAGCGAATCAACCCTCGCTTTAATAACTAACTATAATGCAAACGCTACTTTCTTAGCTAAAACGACTCCAAGTTGTCGTCAGAAAAAATGCGATCGGATTTCTTTTTGTTCGTCACAATGGACGCTTCACCCACATCGGGTTGATCTTCCAGTTTGATCGTTCCACGATTAATATCCTTCAGCATGGCCATAGCTTTTTGATCAGCTTTGACCACCGATTCCGGTATCTCATAATCACCACGCCTGGAGTACACCTTGTAGACCAGAAGATCAGCTTCTATAATGGTTAGGATCTCCGGAGCCGGATTCAGTGGAACCGTGTACCTACCTCTCAGATGGGTATTTATTAGTTCGTGGCAATCTGCCCGTAATGCATCCAGCTTAGTTTGGTTGACTACTCCATCTCCGGCATCGTCTGTTAATTGGATAACCAGTGCAGGATCTATGCGATCATATAGATCAGTGTCGGTTGAATAAGGCATAAGTTGCTCCGGGTGTATGGTTGATTCTCGTTCACTCCGAACAATAAAAATTTCATCTACTGCAGTAAATTCGAGATCTACTGCAACAGGGAAGATCGATTGTTCTAATTGGTGCTCTTGCGCAATAGGGACTACATTGAACCCCATGCTGTTAAAAGCCAACAGGCTAAACATCAGTAAGAGTAAAGGGCGAAATAGTGATTTCATTAAGTGCTCCGGTTTGTTTTGATTAATAGAGTTCAGGTGCCCGGTAGAGATCGCTGAATTTCTTCAACTACTACCAGGCAACTGATCCCGATGAGAGATTCTTACTTCTTGTTAGAAGTGGTTTTCTTGCCTTTGGCTTTCGCTCCGGTTTCTTCCGGATCTTTCTTCTCAGCTTCTGCCTTAGCTTTTGCCTTAGCTTCATCATCTGCTTTTTTCTTAGCAGCGGCTTCGGCCTGGACTTTCTTCTCAGCTTCCGCTTTAGCTTTTGCCTCCGCTTCAGTACCGGAAGGGTTATCTGCCAATTCTACATGCAAGCCTTCAGCGGTTTCTTCATCCAAAAGGATAGAATCGCCAACTTCGTAACGTTTCTTATTGTATTTAATAGGAGAGGTTACTTTGTATGTTTTCTCGTTTTTAGACATCGTTAAATCGGGTTTAATTGTAATTAAAATCGGTGGGAGAGCTACTTGATCTTTGACCGTTTCGCTCTCCCTTCAGGGGTTGTATTTCTTAGGCTACGCAGTCTTCGAAGAAGTAAGCGAGATCAGGAGCTGAAATCTCCTCATTCACTTTCTCGCCGTTTACTACCCAGGTACCACCGGATAGTCCAGCTTCGCCCGGCTCTGCGCTTCTAGTTCCAGCTACAGGATCACCATGCTGAGGAGTGAAGCCGAAGGTCATTCCAAAATTAATGCTGGCTGTTGTGTTCTTGTAGTGAAGCAAGCAATGCTTACCCCATACTCTTGCACGGTTAACCGGCTGTCCTGGCTTCGCAATATTTACCCATCCCTGGCCAACATTGATTTCTTCCAGTTCAAACAATTCAGCTACTGCTTCTTTTGAAGCAATTCCTGAATCACCATCATTTTTATGAACAGCTTTTAAGATTTTAGGATGTCTCCTTAGAGTACTCCATGCTGCCTGACCAATCGTCATTACATTTGGGCGCATGAAAGGAATGTTAAGAGCTTCCTCAATATCCTCGATAGGATCTGAGTTTACGTAATCACTCCATTGATCATTGCCAGCCAATTGTACTTTATTGGCATTGTCATAGATCGCAGGATCAAATACTTTATTTGCAACTCTAACCTCTCGATCAAGCATGATAAGATCTCTCAATCCCTCAGTAGTCGTGCTTAATGGGTTTAATCCTTCCGGAGCGTTATCCAGATCTTTTTGAGGAACTAATGATTGTAAACCGAAATCTTTAGTAGCACCGGTACGCTCATCAGATTCAAAATTCGCTTCATTCAGCTTGCTCTTTCTTCCTGCTTTGGTATCAGGAACCGTAATGAAAGTACCTTTTGGGTAATAATTGTAACGGTACTCCTCTTTACCTACCGGAGTTCTTGGAAGTACTGAATCTGCGATCAGTCCTTTATTTCGATATGCAATAGAAATTGCTACTAGTTCTGGTTCGGTGGCAAATGGAAAATTAGTTTTAGGCATCGTACTTATTTTTAATGATTACTTAAATTTGATTTGGTTGGGCTTAATGAATTATTAAGCTCCTTGAATTTGTCCTGGTGCCAGGATCACACTTCCGATGTCACCATCAACTCCGCTTTCACCGGCTCGGCCAATTACAGAATTATTTACACCAGTAGCCGGTGCAGCAGCAACTGCTTTACCATCGGCATCAGCCGTTAACCAATCTCCACGATCTACATTACCGCCGTATTCTACTTCAGCGATTCCCGACATAATCACATCAACTCGTTCGCCTTCTGCTATATCAAGCTCCGCAAATACACCAATTAATGCATCTGTTACTGCTGAAGCTTGAATAGCTTTATCATCGTCAGCTCCGAATTTTGCGATTCTATGCCGAGCAGCATCTGCACCGGCATCAAAAGTTTTTACTAAATCTGGGTTGTTCATTTTGAATCCTTATTCTTTTGGTTTTTAACATATTCTACTGCAGCAGAGGTAGAAACCACCTTGCCGGCTTTGCGTTGCTCTTCCTGATATTCAGCTGCTTTTGCAGCAAGCTCATGAACGGTGTACTCTGTAGTTTCACCTTCACCTTCCGTGAATTGCTCACCGAATTGGATCTGCTCCTTAAATTCCTTAATAATCTCTTTGAAAGCATCCAGAGGAGATTCTTCGCCTTCATCAACTTCGATGGAATCCAGATGAGCGAATAGGGCAACTGCTTTTTCTCGTAACACCGGCTTAAACTTTCCTTCTTCTATTCCTTGATCAAGGAAAGCCTCGAAATCAGCCTGACGTTGAGTAAATTGAATAGCTTCATTTTCTTCAGAGAAAGACTTAGTTTTCTTTTTCTCTTCCTTAAGCGATGCTTCTAATTGCTCATTTTCACCTGATAGCCTTTCTGCTTTCTCTTTATAAAACTCGAATGAAAAATCATCCACAAAAGAAGGGCTTTCTTCAAATTCAATAGATTCTGATTCACCTTCAGAAAACTCGATAGGCTGCATCCCCTTTACTGCCGGCGCTTCAGCTCCAAGCATAGCAAGACCTTTTAAGTAAATACCTTTTCCCTGAAGATTGCTATAAATCTCCGCCGAGTGGCGTTTTAATTTCTTTTCCGCAGAAAGCTGCTTTAGTTCCCCGGTAACTTCTTTGAATGAAGCCATCAATTTTGAACCTTCAGCTTTGAGCTCATCAATCCAGGCGTAAGCAAAATTATTGCCTTTATGACCAATCTTTACAGGTGCCTCTTGGAAATTGGGATCATAGTTCTTTGCCAGATCCTGAATGTCCTGCTCAGTTAAATTTTTCTGAGGGTATTTACCTGCTCTGATAATTTCATAAAACTTTTTCATCTATTCAGTCACTTGGTTTGTGTAATTGAGTGACTCGAATCTACGTGGGCGAAGGTGGGAATTCTTACTGAACCATTCAGTAAATAAGCGCCCTGTTTGGCAGGTATATTCGGGCATAATACGTAATCCCAAAATCATTAACCAAATGTCAGAAATACCAGAATCAGTTCAATGGATTGTAGACTCAGGATTAAGTGCAGCTTTATTAGGTGTTTTAATATGGGTCGTAAAAAGTATGCTTACTCAATTTAATAAGAGTAGTACACTCGCTTTTGAAGCCATTGAGAAAATTACTTCCAGCAAAGATGCCCAAATCGATAAAAACTTTGATGCTCATATAGTACTGAGTGACAAGATCCTGGATATGACTCAGCAATTTCATGATGACGATAGTGAGCGTCAGGATATGATCATTAGAATATTAACCCGGCTGGAAGAGAAACTTGATCAACCGGTTCGTTGCCCGGCTCAATCACTAAAGGAAGGCTAACATGTCAATATCAGAATTTTCAAAACTCCGTGGAATGAAGCTTGAGGCAGAGGCTGAAATTAAAAAACTAAATTTTAGAGCTGAAAACCACATTATTACAATCAGAGATCTCACTGATCCTTTAATCCACTTTACTGATATAGAGATTGAGAGAGCTGAGCAAGCTATGACTAGCTTAAAAGTGATCATCAATAATGCCAAAGCCGAACAAAAGAAGATAGCTGAGATCGAACAACGGATTGGTAAGTAATGGGAAAGCAAGCTCTATATAATGATGAAGCCAAAAGATTATATGTATATGAAGGTTATACAAGATCTATGCTTGAGGATTACTTCAAAGGGAGAGTATCACTAAGAACGCTTGACTCCTGGAAGGATAAAGGAAATTGGGATGAGCTGAAGAAAAAAGCCGAAGAGAACCAACAAGATATTAGAGGGATGGTTACCGACTTGGCAAAGATCGCTTTAAAGGCAGCGCTCGATGATCCCGATCCGCAGAAGATCTACGCTGCAATGGCTACCGTTGGAAAAATGGGACAAAAGAACTTCATGGACTTACTCGGAGCTGTAGAAGGTGAGCCGGAAACTGAAAAAGAAAAAATGTCACTCGCCGAAATGATGGTTGTTCTTCAGAAAAAGTTAGAGGGATGACATGACCGATGAACGTCTTTTTATGGATTATCAACTCAAGTGGATTAATGATGATTCACGGTTAGCCATTTGGGAAAAGTCCAGACGTATCGGGGCTACTTATGTAGAGTCCTGGTGTTCTACTAAATGGTCAATTAAAACAGGGCGTGATACTTGGTTTTCTTCTGCAGATGATTCGGCTGCGAAAGAGTTTATTGATTACGTAGCCGGTTGGTGTGAGTTGTTAGAGGTTGTAGCTGAAAATATGGGAGAGATCGTATTAGATCTCGAAAAGAACATAACTGCATATAGAGTGATTTTGCCAAACAATGCCAAAATTACAGCAATGAGCTCGAACCCTAAGCGCTTCCGTTCTAAAGGTGGGCGAGTTGTATGGGATGAAGCAGCACATCATAATGATGGAGCTGCAATGTGGAAAGCACTTCAGGCTTCAGCAATGTGGGGAGATCCTATCCGGGTGCTTTCAACGCATCTTGGTGAAAGTACTTTTTCAAGATTGATTGATAAGATTCGGGAAGGCAAAACAAAGGGATCTATTCATACCACTTCTATTGTGGATGCTGTAAAAGATGGAATCGTTGATAAGATCTTTAAGCGTAAAACTACTCCTGAAGAACAAAAGCAATGGTTGGCCGACTTAAGATCTGAATGTATAGATGAAGACCAGTGGCTTCAGGAATATATGTGCGTACCGGTAGATGAAGCGAACGCCTTCTTGCCGTATGAAATGATAGCTGCTTGCGAAGATCAACATGTGCTTTGGAATAACGGTATTCCGGATACAGTTGAAGGGGAACTTTATCTGGGAATGGATATTGGCCGAAAGAAAGATCTTACCGTTATCTGGGTGGTGGAAAAATTAGGTCTTATGAAATTCACCCGGGCTGTAAAAGTCTTAGAGCGAACCGCTTTCAGAGCACAAGCTGAAACTCTATACAAATATTTAGAGCATCCAAAACTTCGAAGAGCTTGTATCGATTCCACCGGATTAGGAATGCAATTAGCTGAAGATGCTCAGGCTCGGTTTGGTTCTTTCAGAGTGGAAGCGATAAACTTTACTGCTGCAGTAAAAGAAGAGCTGGCTTATGACTTCCGGAGAGAGATCGAAGAAAAGCGAAATATCATTCCGGCCAACCAAGCTATTCGTGAAGATCTCCACTCTGTTAGAAAGGTAGTTACCACTTCAAATAATATTCGCTTTGATGTAGATGGATCTGTAGCCGGACATGCGGATAGATTCTGGGCGGCGGCGCTTTCAGTTCATGCTGCTAAGAATGCTTCCGGTATTCCATCGGTTGCGAGTTCCGGAACAAGAGAATCAGATTCTTTACTGAGAGGTTTCGAATCTGATCTGACTGGCTTCTAAGATTAACCTGAAACCCCGTTTAAATTTACTCACAATCATTTTAATACTTCGCTATCGCACATTATAACCAATTAAGCTTTGAACGCCTTAGAAACGAAATTTGAATCATGAAATATCACCTCCATCAAAAGTCTAAAGTAGTAGCCACAAACTTAGGGGAAGAACTCGCAACCCGGGATGCTACGTTCTATATCTCGATGTTGAATTCCTTACCTAATCCCGATCCTATTTTGCGAAAGGCAGGGCAACGGATTCAAGTGTATAGAGATCTCACTGCAGATTGGGAAGTGTTCGCTGCTATTGAGTTAATTCATTCCGGATTAAAAGATCTTCTTTGGGAGATAGATCCTAACGATGCTGATCAAGGCGGTGTGGATTTTATTACTGAAATGGTTGAAAGCTGGGATGTGTACAACATCATGACGCAATGTATTGAAGCCCGGGGATTTGGCTATCAGCCGTTTGAAGCTATTTGGAATACCTTCGATAAAAAGTGGATTATTACTGAGCTGATCAGCAAACCACCGGAATGGTTTAATTATTCCACCAATAATGAACTACAATTTATCTCTAAAGATCACCCACAGGGAAAGCCGGTTCCGGAAGGTAAGTTCATTGTGGCCAGAAACCGACCAAGCTATAACAATCCGTATGGTGAGTCTCATTACAGCCGTTGCTTCTGGCCGGTTACCTTTAAAAGAGGTGGGATAAAGTTTCTGGTAAAGTTTTTGGAGAAATACGGAATGCCGTGGGTTGTTGGTAAACAGCCAAGAGGTACCGGAGATAAAGAAACAAACAAGCTTCTCGGTGATCTTCACAATATGGTACAGGATGCCGTAGCAGTTATTCCGGATGACAGTTCCGTAGATCTGAAAAATAACAGTGCCGGTTCTGGTTCCAGTTCATTTCTTGAGTTTATTCATTATTGCGATTCTGCAATTAACAAAACATTGCTTTCCAACGAGCTTTCTACTTCAGTAAGTAAAGAAGGTGGGGATGTTCGGGGTTCCGGACAAACCCAAATGGAAGTTAGCCAGAAGGTAATTCGCTCGGTTGCTCAAATGGCCGAGTATGTAATTAATTGTGCTATTGATTTAATGTGGGCGCAAAACTATACCGGCAAAGCGCCAAGGGTAAAAATCTACGAACCGAAAAAGGTTCAGAAAGAACGAGCAGATCGTGACAGCATTCTTGTGACTACCGGCGTAAAGTTCACGAAGAAGTATTACATGGATAACTACGCTCTGGCCGAAGATGACTTTGAGTTGATTGAAAAAGATCCAGAGACAAAGACAGAAGCAAAACCTTTATATGAAAGACGCTCTAAGAAAGAAGAGGATGAATTTTGGGAAAATCTTATTGACCCGATACGAGAATTTAATGAGAGACAAAGAAAGGAAAAGAAACCACCTTATAAGATTAATAAATTTGGAGAGAATGAACTTTTTTCTGAGGATAAAAAATCCTTTCTACCTAAATGGAAAGAGTTCTTTAAGAAGCTATTAGGAGTAAAGGAAGATTCTTTTGCTGAAGACGGCATTCTTGAGAACTCGAATAACTCGTTGGATCTCATCGATCAATTAATTGAAGCCGGTGCCGGTGTTGATGGAGCTGAGGAAAGTCAAGCTCATCTTCAGGAGCTCCTGAAGCCGTTACTGGATCTCGTTAATTCTTCCGGAAGTTATGAAGACGTGCTACAGAAATTAGCAGGACTTTATCCGGATATGAATTCCGAGCAACTCGAAGAACGCCTGGCCAGAGCTTATTTCATAGCTGATGTAATTGGACGGATCACCGAGGAAGAAAATTCGGAGCTCGACTAATGTCTAAAATGATCGAAAGCTTACTCCGGGGGTTGAATTACTCCTACCAATTAGCTCAATGGTACGATGAGTTGATGGATTCCTTTCTTCCGGAAGAATCAGATCCCACCGAATACGAAAATTACTTTAATGAAATTGATCGGATATGGAACCGACTAGATGAAGCCCGGGAGCTGGACGAGTTCAACGATGATATTCTGGATACCTGGGAAGAGGTACACCGCAAAGCCTGCAAAGTTATGGCTCAGATAAAACCAATAACATTCACACACATTAGATGATTATGAAAAACGAAAATAAAAAAAGTACCAAACCCGGAGATTTTGAAATTGAATTAAATGGAGTAAGCTATTATCTGCCAAGCTTCGAAGTTATTGAAGGTGAAGGTTTAGTCCATAATAAAGATTACGATAAGCATATTGTTTTCGTGAGAGGTTCAAAAATCACAGAAGAAGTAGTTCCAAGTTTCATTGGTATCACCCACGAATCTCTGATGGAAATGATGATCCATGATCTCAAATATAAGAACAGCCTTGTTCCTTCCAGAGAAACCAGCCAGACAATTACCAAGCTTGAGGAAGCATTACTCTGGCAACAACGGCGTGGCCAGTTACGAGCCAAAGAAGGAAAGCAAGGTACCTACAAAAAGTAAGCTTTGATGAAACCTCTCTACTCAACTAAACACGCTAAAAAAAGAGCTAAGGAAAGACTTGGCTGGAATAAAAGTGTGCTCAAAAAAATGATGTGGAGAGCGTTTTACCAAGGCATTGATGAAACCGAAACCACCGGAGCTTTACAGAGATATTTAAAGGCTCAATATGCTAAAGAATGTGAGGCTGATAATGCCAAGATCTACGGCCAGAACGTATTCATATTTAAAGATAATATACTGATCACCGTCTACCGGTTGCCAAATCATTGCATAAAAATACTGGAGCACCAAACAGAAGATGCCTGAAGGAATTGACATAGCAGCACTTTTAAATTCTCCTCCGGAGGAAATCATAAATCAATTTGAATCGAAAGGATATCAGATTACATGGAACTGGCGAGAGATGCAGAGAGAGGCGCATGCCCGGGCGTTTACTGTGGCAAAGGCCATTAACCTTGATGTGCTGAAATCTATCCGGGAAGAGGTGGAAAGTGCTTTGGCCAACGGAACCACCTTTGAAACCTTTCAAAAGAACCTGGAGCCGAAATTAAAGGAACTAGGTTGGTGGGGAAGAAAAGAAATCGTTGATCAAGAAACCGGAGAGATCCTCGATGTTCAACTTGGTTCTGCCTGGCGTTTAAAAAATATCTATCGAACAAATTTAAGCACTTCTTACTCTGCAGGTAGATTCAAAACACAAAAGGCTGCAGCTGAACGGCGACCTTGGTGGGTGTATCGTGCAGTTCAGGATGCATCAACCCGACCTTCGCATGAGGCACTTCATAATACCGTTGTAAGGCATGATGATCCTTTTTGGGATACACACTATCCACCTAACGATTGGGGGTGTCGCTGCGGGGTTGATTCGCTTTCTGATAAACAATTAGAAGCTCGGGGATATACGGTTTCCACTGGTGATCAAATTCCGAACTTTGCAGGCGAAGGTTGGGATTACAATCCCGGACAAAGTTATTGGCAACCGGATCTGAATGCATTCTCTGTAGAGTTAGCCGAAAAATATGTAAGTGCTGCACTTGAAGGCCAGGGCTTGAGTGTGATGTATAGCCGTAGCAGAAGTTTAGTTGATGATCTGCTAACTCAGGGATTGAGCCTTGCTCAGATCAGAAAGAGAATGCCGAGGGAGCAATTCCCGGTTGCAGTACTTCCTGAGCTGTATCGTAAAGCAATCAATGCCGATGCTCATACAGTGATATTAAGTGCCGATACTTTGGCCAAGCAATTGATCAGACATCCGGATCTGGAGCTGGCCGATTATAGAAGGCTCCAAAAGATTTACAGAGATGCTCAATTAGTAGTTAAAGATTCGGATAGAACGTTGGTATTTTACTACAAAGCCGATCGGGAATTTTATACCGTAGTGAAAGCTACACTTAAAAAGGATGAGCTTTATTTAACAACATTCAGAAGAGCTGAGCAACAATCCGTGGATAATATCAGAAAAAGAGGCGAGGTAATTAAAGATGAGCTGTAATAAAAAAAGAGGCTCTCGAGGCCTCCTTATAAAACTTGTGCATTGGGCTCCCATCACCAATGTCGAACTTCCGAGCGCCGAGTTACGCTCCTTTGCATTCGCCGAGAGATTCTTTCCCACAAGCATTGCTTAAAAATAACTAAAACCAACTTCATCTACAATTATGAGCGATTCTGAAATTAAAGTCGATTTAGGTACCACCTTAACCCGGTTCACAAATATGGTAACGAATCTGGAAGATACCGATGAGTTGACTTCAGAGATCTCCGAAATTATACTTTCTGACATTGGCCAACATTTTGAAGATGAAGTAGGACCAAATGATGAACCTTGGTTAGAACTAGCACCGGCAACGATTGAAGACCGGGAAAAAGAAAACAAATGGCCGGGAAAAATACTGCAGCGCCAAGGTAGAGGTTCAGGCTTGCTAGGATCGCTCCAGGAATACAGTACTAAAACCGAAGCCGGGGTTTCTACTAATAAAGTATATGCTGCCATTCATCATTTTGGAGGGCAAGCCGGTAGAGGTAAAAAGGTAACCATACCCGCTCGACCTTGGGCGTACTTAAGCTCAGAAGCTACTGAAGAAATTAAAGACGCAATTTTAAATCATGTTGATAAATGATCTTAACCAGATTAGGTAATAAAAGAGCATTAGCTCATAAAATCATCCCACTTTTTCCAAAGCACGATCTGTACATAGAACCTTTCTTTGGTGCCGGAGGGATGTTTTTCAGCAAGCCTAAAGCGAAATTTAACATCCTCAATGATTTGGATGAGGAAGTGTACAATCTATTTATTATGATTCAACGCCGGTGGGAAGATCTCTACGATTGCCTGTTCTTTACGCCGATACATGAGAAGCTTTGGGAAGAATGGAAAAAAGGAGTTCCTATCGATCCCGTCTGGAGAGCAGTAAGATTCCTGGTACTAAGTAACTTTTCTTATCTCGGCCAAATGCAGACGCTTTCGTTCCCGTCAAAGAATACAAAGAAATTGGCACTCTCCAGATTACGTAAGGTGTATGAACAGATCTATGATGTAGATTTTATGTGCTCTGATTTTAAAGAAGTGTTCCGGAAGATTGAAAAAGGAAATCGGGATAAGGCATTTGTATATGCAGATCCTCCATACCTCGATACATCCAATAATTACTCACAGGGTTTTAGCGAAGAACTATCCAGTGAGTTATTTGAAACACTGCAGGATTCCGGAATTAAATGGGCAATGAGTGAATTCGATCATCCTTTCATTTTAGAGCAGGCTGAAGAACGAGATCTGATTGTGGAAGAAATAGGCATACGGAGAAATTTAAACAACCGTAGAATGGAGATCCTGGTAATGAACTACCGGAAGCCTCAACAGGATTTGTTCTCTGCAGGATAACCGTACTTTCTAAGCGCCGGTTCAACTTCTTCAATAAAATAACGCTCAAAATGTATTGATACATTTTTTTCGATACGAGGATTAAAAATCATTTTATAGATACCAGCGTTATTAACTACAGGCACTTCTTCTTTATTGATATCAATATTGAATATCTCAAGTTCGGGTATTAGTGAAAAATGTACCGATACATTTTCTTTTGAAGTCAGTATAGCACTTATGTCCTGATATCTGAAAACCGGCTCATCGGGCAGGCCGTATATTCGGATCGGTTGATCTTGGTAAGAAATAGTAATTCGGGAATGTGGCATAGCTAGTGTTCTGGGAATTTAAAAAAGGTGCCGGGTCGCTCCCAAAGATCACTAGAATCTCCACCTGATCGACCGCTAAGCCTCCAAGTGACGAACACCGACACCATAGCCGGTATTTTCTTCTAGTGATTTTGGGAGGCTTTAAAATCGAATTTCATTGGCATTTAAACAACCATTAAATGCCATAAAAAAAGCCCTGAATAATTTCTTACTCAGGGCTTGGGCTTAAGGGGTAATAGATTATCTACCAGTCTTCACTTTCGGTATTCAAAGCCTTCTCTAGACTGGAAATGGTTTCTTTTACACGCTCATCAATTTTATCACCTTGTTGTTGTGTTAATGTGGTTCGCTCTAAAGACATCCTTTGTTGGCCGGGTGTATAATACTCAAAATCATTAATCGTATATCGGAACCGACCATCACGGCTTTCAAGCCTTAATGTGTGATATATTTGGCGCTCCATACCGACCATCATGATTCCGTAGTACCCTTTAGCTATAAGCTGACCGGATTCAGGATCATCTAATTGAATAACGTCCTGAGCCGATCTGAAATTAAGCACTACCCATTCCTTGGCAGCATCGTGTAGTTCAGCTTGTGTTTTATCAGCTACAGTTATAACACCTTGGTATTCATAGTTTCCATTTTCATCTTTTGGAAGATTTAAACTTCCTGGTGCTGCGCATGAATAAAGAAAGGCAGTGCAAATAATTAGTAGTATAGTTTTAGTTCTCATCATCGGTTTGTTGTTTATTTATGGTTAGGTGTCCTTCCAGGGGCGCCCTAATTTATTGGGGTGGAAATGGAATACCAATCGGTTCCATTTCTAGATTTTTCCATATAAAATCAAGTGCATGCTTTTGATTTGGTTCATAACTTCGGATTGGAAACAAACCTCCATTTTCATATTTCCAGACAGTACAGAAATAACTACCTCCCGGGTTTTGGTCAGCCTCTGCCAATGGAAAGTATTTTTTAGGATCTGATTCCAGATCATAAAGAACAAATTCTTTAAGTCGGGGATTTGAGGACTCTTTTTGAAACCACTTATATTCTGTCTTTTCCGGAATTTTATTATCTAGATTTTTCATTTTATAACTCCACTTTTGAAACACCTATATTTACACGACTAAATTTTTCCATGGGTTCATCATAAATCCAAACAACCATTTCAACTTTATAAAATAAGTTTTCTGATAATCTTATTTCATCCCCAACTCTAGGCACATAATATTCAGTTTTTATTGCTATTACTTTGTCGCTTTTCGTATTAATATCTATAAAATGAATCTTAATCTGTTTTTGTAATTCATTCATGTTCTATCCTCTATTCTTTGGTTCAATATAAGGCATTCCTGCTTTTTCAAAAATCATAGATTCTTCGTAGCAAAATTCTTGACGATCAAATCCCAGAGCTTTACCATTATCATGCTTGCTACCGGAAAGATGTACTAAGTATCCATCCTCAAATCCATACCCTTTCTTTTTAAGTGCAGCAATCATTTTAAGATTAAATTCTTTGGAACCGGTTCGGATAAAATGAATCGCTCCAAAGTTATCTGATCCGGCCAGAAAGATATCGAGTTTAACCGGTATATCTTTGTACCAGGTCAATCCTTTCCAGTGCTTACGATCGACTCCGAAGTTTTTCTCCGGGCTAAGTGCAACATCTAAATCCAGAGCCATTCCGGGTACGGCTTTTAATACCTCTTTACCATGCTGTTTAATAGGGTTTGAACTATCCTTAAAGCCTGTTTTAATCCACGTTGTATTTGGGAGTTTCATTAGGCAATGATCAACCAGCTCACTGCGGTGTGCTTGAGACTTTGAAGGCTGAAAAATATCCTGCTGAGGAAGATCGACGCCCACCCAATACTTTTTAGGATGAACAACCATTTCGATATCGCTAACTTCAGGTTTCTTTCGGCGTACCGAGCCTGCTAGTTCAACCCTTAAGCAATGCGGAGCCATTAAATTTCCTAATCGATAGGCTATTTGTTGTGCTATTTTAAGTGGGATTTTATTCATTAGATCCTAATATTTAACCACACTTACTATTTTAATACCAAACCAAATGTCCCGCTTCTGGTAATAATCATACCCCTTTTTTTTCGCTGCTTCTTCACTTCTAGCAAATACAATTAAGTCATCACAAGAATTAGGTTTGAGCTCAAATTTTAATAAGTAGGCAATTTTTCTCATCTCACAAAAACTCAATCAATTCATCATCCACATTAAAAAGCCCTTGTTGGCCAACTACCGGAAAAGGTTTCACAGACCTGCAGTTATCCGTTAACCAGGCAAACCGCCCGGGAGAATAATCTCCTAAATCCTTTTCCTCAAAATAACTTCTAAATCTTTCATTATCTCTTTTTTCTAATTGATTTTGCAACGCCACGAGGATAGTATTTTTCGAAGTGTTCTTTCGCTTCTTTTCTCGAATCAGCTTCAACTTCTGTTTTTAAATTCGCTTTGGGAGCCCAATCCGGGTGGTATTTAATTATATATATCATCTCAATTCCTATCGTATTTAATTCGATATCTAGCTTCAGTTCTTAGAAGATGAGGCATGGCAAACCTTGTACTTTGAGTGTAGTACATCGCCGGTAGCCTACGCTCCACATTCATGATCTTTTCTTTCCAAATACTAAGCTCTTCGATGGTGTATTTCATATCACATCCTCCAAATATAAACCGTTATTTACTTGCTGGTTATACTTTCCACCTTCTATGTCACGAAATAAACGTGCTCTTTTTCGGTCTTCCTGTGAAGTTAATTTCACTTTCTCTATTTGAAATGGTTTTACTAATCCTGATGCGATCGCATATTCTGAAAAGAATGCTTTCTGAAGTGCAGCACGTTTTTTATTCCTGGTAGAAGCCTTCCTGCATTTCTTCAGCTCCGGAATGGCTGTCCGGTTCCATTCTTTCTTCATATGCCTTCTAAAGTACTCGTAGGCACATTCAATAGTGATGTAATCGAGATAATTGAGCTTGATATAAATCATCTTCTCTCTTGGGCTTTTAATTTTGTCATCGTATGAGATCTCAACGAGTACATCTGTGATCTGAATTAACAACCAGACTTCTAAATTGGTTGTATAACGAAAAGTATAATCCATCTTTCCAGTGTTCAGGAATAATTGCTCGTCCAGATTGAGTTTCTTAATTAATCTTTCCATGCCTTTCAGAGCTGCGTTCTTTTCCCCTTCAGTAGCACCCCGTTCAGCAAGTTCTCGGAGCTTGGCTAATCGTATTTTTAGGTCGTTGTTCATTTCTCAACCTCGAATTCTTGCTTCACTTGATGCAAATGAAATAAACAGAACTCTACCCCGGACAGATAGATATCATTGTCATAGCTGATTTCATGCCAGGATGGATGAAGTGGTTTACAGCGAGCATGATCCGTATTAAGCTCCAATATCTTAGATAGAACTTGATCTTTGAATTGTTCTAGTTCCTTCTCATCATTGATTAACATCCTATCGATAGATTTCAAATAGGTACTTACCGCTTTATGGAGCTTGTTTTTATTAACCAGTTGGTGGCCAATTCTTGATACGTATTTCATCTCAAACACCTCCAAGTTCTTTTAAGCTTAATTTTTGTAGCTCAAACTGCAGGTTCGATCGCAATCCCGGGAAGCGATGTTCCATCTCTTTTACATGCCGATCAAACAGCTTTTCAATAGCTTTTAAATTATCCCGGAGTTCACTTACAATTTGGGTAGTTGCTCTTGGCTTTTCCGATCCGGTTGGATGTCCGTAGCCTTTGTTTATAATCAATCGATAGCAGTTACCATCCATGGCAATGTTAAACTGCACCCAACGGCGCTCCTCTATTTTGTACCATCTTCCGGTGTGGAAACCAAGCGAATTGTGTTTTATATAATGCATCTCATCAGGAATTAGAATTCACCCGGAAGTTACCCGGGTGAATATGGGTTAAAGGCTTACCTTGCTTTCTTGGCGAGGATCTAAATCATACAGCGAGGATGCTGTAGCCTGAACGGTTTTGTACCATTCGTTTCCATACTTATCATTAATGGTGTAGAAATCCGCAAAATCGGGCTTTCTAAGTTCCATTTTCCATTCCTGAGTCTTGCTTTTAAACCGAGGATCTAAGTGTAGCAGTTCATGATATAAAACCATCTCTTTAGTTTTGGTGTCCAGCATATCCCAAAGCTCACCGGAGATCTCGATTAAATAATCGTTTCCGGAATAATATTTTACTTCCCGAGTTGCTTTCATGGCTTTGGCCACTCGTTGCTTGCTTATATTTGGGTAGATCAGAAAGTATCCGATCTCAGCGGGACCAAATTCCATATTGTGCTTTTTGATCATATCCTTCGCTATTTTTCCCAGCTCAGGAGACTCCATCAGTTGTTTGTCGGTAGTGGTAACTTCGACAGGTTTAAGTAAATCGTTATCGTTTTTCATTGATTTGGTGTGTTAATTAATGGTTAAAATTATTCCATATCCATTCCTGCCACAATTAGTGGGGAATTATTTCTTATATCTTTAATGATATCATCCAATGCTTTTTTATCTATATCCTTAAGATTTGGTATGATTAAAAGCCCGGGATTCTCCCTTTCCCTCATGATACTTTCTATTAGTACTGCAGCTCTAATAGGTCCGGCTCCGGCATCTCCAAGTACGGCTACTTTTTTAGGCTTCATTTCACTTCCTCGTAACAGCCGGAAGAAAGCAGCTCATCTACCTTGGCTTTATATTCTTCTTTATCGAAGGTTTTAAAAATACGTTGCCAGGACTGCTTCCCGTTGTTTACATTAACTCGACTTATGAATGCCACAATCTCATAAAGAGCCAAGTAGCTCACATAACCGTGCTTGAAGCGAATTTTTTCAGGTTCAGCATTAAGAACTGCCTCCTTCTTTTCATCCATATCTTTAGTGTATGTATCAAAATCTTTCATATTCCTAATTCTCCTATTCTTAATTGATAATTAATCACTCATTAAATAAATCCGCTTGAGACTTCTTCCGAACTTCCTCGTGACGTTTTTTTTGAGCTTCTTTTGTTGTCTGGAATACCAGCCGTTCACTACAACCGATTTCCAGCGCAAGTTTTTTCTGGTTATTGCCATCAAAATGTTTCTCGATATACGCTTTCTGAGCCTTCGTAACCGAAGCTGAACTTATATATACATTTATGGATGGTAAGCCCTCTAAGAGGCTAATAACCGTGTCTATTCCGCAATTCTCGAATACAAGCTTCATGTCTTTATCCAAGTACTTTTCAGGCTCGTCTAAATCACGCATCCAGTCCAAATTATTAGCCATGTTTTACCTCTCGTATTTTTATCAAATTCTCTTTTGCAAATTGTTGATCCTTTGGAATGAGCAGATCAGTTCTCTCGGCGATTTGGGCAACCGGTAGCTTTCGATACATATCTTCCAAAGCACATAGAACCGCTTCAATGTGTGGTTTTTTAAGCCAGTCCAGTTTCCGGATCTTTGTTTGCCTGAAAATGAATTTATCCCGAGCTTCGTCACTTGGGTTTCTTGCCACAATTTTCCAAAGAATCTCTGCCAATTTTAACTGGTTAGGAGCTGCAAACTCAGATGATCGGTTTGCATACTGATCATAATTGCTCTTCTTTTTCTTCTTTGATGACTTTGGTACCCAGCCTTGTTCTTCGAGTCGAATTAACGCTTCATCCGCCTGGGCTATAGTCAATTTAGTAGAGCTTGTCACTCCCCAGTTGCTTAAAAATCTTCGGTATTCATCATCGCTCATACACAGTTCTTTTTGAGCGATTTTAATTTTGGTTACTTGAACTGGTAAAGGCATCAGGTTGTCTCCGGTTCGTTTAATAATTGAGTTAAAAAATCCTGAGAAACTTCTATCTCTTTGGTTGAATCCTTCCACAGCTTCTCCATTTCAGGATCTATCATAAAAGCCATGCTTACTTTGGCCAGAATAAAAGCGTTCATTTCCGGGCTGTTTTTCAACAGTTCCTTGGTTTTTTCGATCAGTCCTTTTTTCTCTTTCGATTCTTCCCGGGAGATATGGAGCTGATAGTAGAAAGCGAGTCGTTTATAAAAAGCTTTCCAAGTTTGGTTTAGCTGTCTATTTACAATATTAAGGCTGTTGTGTATCGTACTGTGATCCCGAGCTGTAATTCCAAGGGCTGTGCCTTCCGCTATTCCAAGTTCGCTTAACGTGCATTCACGTTGAGTATAAATCAATGTGCGCACTATATGCCGGTACATTACATGTGGAACCATGCTCGTTTTCTGGAGTTCTTTCCAGCTTTCATCTTTATAGATGAACCTCATCAATCGCTTAAAATCTTCAACAATTTTATTGCTTGTGTACATCTTATCGGGTTTGGTTTTAAATAGATCCGGAACTTTCAAACTCCGGATCAGGGACTTCAACACTAATTGGGTTTATTGGTTATTTCTTCCTCGTCAATTTCATACCAGAAGCTGTCCTTCACTTTTCTTTTGCAGTGAACTTCCTCCAGCTCTTTGTCGCTGTAAGTAGATAGGATGTCTTTATTGGCTTTCTCTGTAAGGATGATGGCATCTTTCTTGCCAAGCTTTTTTAGCATGTTTACAGTAGCTTCGTGCGACTTCACATAAATGGAAGTGCTTTTTCTAAAGCCAAACTCACCAAAGGTCAGCGTAACCGTTTTCTTTTTCTGGAATAACTCATTCTGGTTCGTTTGGGCATATGCCACAATACCTTCCTCGTATTCCTTGATCTCTTTCTTGAACTTCTCCGCTTTTTTTGCAGCCTCTTCTTTCACCAAATCAATGGCTTCCTGGGCATCAGCATCAATGCGTTTCAGTTCAATTTTACGCAGAGCAATCTCTTTAAGAGAGTTATCTGCTTCTTCAATGGTTTTTACCGGAACCATATTTACCACCGGTTTTACTCGTTTACTAGATCGTGCCATTGGCTTCTTTTTTTTCGATTGGTGTTCTTGTTTCATGAGCTTCGTTCTCATCGAGATCATGAAGTACATCCACATTAAAATGCGGTGCAAAAACAGCTTTATTCTTATACAGAAATTGTTCCCGGGCTTCGTGCTCTTCAGCGGTTAAAACTGCTTTCAGTGCTGTTTGTATAAGCTCACTCTTGGTCATGTGTTCACTCAGCATCCACTTTCTGCCACTCTGAATCTGCAAATTCGCTTTACCGGAGTCTGTATCAGGAGCCAGGAATTTTATCTGCAGATAAAGCACTTCGCCTTTCCGCTCAATAAAAAAGCCCCAGTTCTTAAATTCGATTTCACTTACAGCAAGCTGGAAGGTTAGTTGGCGTTCTTTAATTTCGGATGATGTAGACATCGAGCTCCTCCTTTCCTTTTTGAGTGCGCTGGGTAACCGTTACTTTGGCTTTTCCATATTTTTTATGGAATGCTTTTTTAATACCGGTTGCCAAGTGCTTCTTGGTGGTAGTTAAATGGATGCTGTTTCCATCGCTTATCCGATCAAACTTATCAAACAGCGCAGAGTAGTCTTTTCTGCTTCCTTGTCCTCTCGAAGTAGGGATATTCTCTTTTGGTACGGTTCCTTTAATTTCAAAATCAGCCATTACGCTTCTCCTCCAATTATCGTTTTTTTAACCATTCCATTGCGATTAACAAGGGTTTGTGGTTTTTTTAGTGATCGTTCAAAGTGCTTTAATTGGCGTTTTACAGCCTCAATTTCCTCTTTTGGGTACTGCATATTCTGCATATCAAAAAGCAGCCCTCGCCAGGTATAAAGGATGGAGTTAGGATCTCCGTCCCAGGCATCTCTGAAAGCAGCATTTGCTTTCATGTCATTAATCCCATTTTGAATAGTAGCTCCTAAACTACTACTCAGGGTTTTCTCCAGTGCAGAGGCAAGCAACGCGAGTACAAGAATTGTAAGTGATGCTGCCAGAAATATTAAAATTGAACTTTCCATAACCTTCTCCTTTATATGAGTACTATGTTTATTGCTTCGTCAATCAGATCTTCATCCGATTTCTCTATGTCGGCATTTAATTGCGCCAGTTGCTTATATCGCTTAAGTACCTTACTCAGCTCTCGGGCGTTTTGAGTTCGGTCGTAAAACTTCAGGTACAAACCATTGCTTCCGGGAATTGCGGTTTGTATGAGCAGCCTAAAATCTTCCTCAGTCTGATCTTTTAATTCGGCTTTAATTGCTATCCGGGAAGAAAGCTGTTTAAACTCGCCTTTTAAGCCTCTTAAATTGGTAAGTAGCCGTGGCAGGCCGCTTAGAACCACACCAACATGTGCCATATCATTTATTCGCCTTGCAAGCTCCAATCCGGAAGTTGGAAGATTCTCAGCTTCATCGATCGCAATCAACCGGTTCGTATTTTTAAGCTTCTCAATTATGTCCAGAAACATTTGATACAATGTTCCGGCTCCGTCAAAACCACATTTTTTATGGATCTCAGAGGCAAGAACTTTGCTGGTCATTCCAACAGCTACTTCAATAAGAATTACCGATCCCGGGTTCTGCTGTTCGTAATATTTGGCACCACAGGTTTTGCTAACTCCGGCTTCTCCTGTAACTACTCCAATTTCACCTTCAGCGTGGCAAATTTTGGCTACTGTTACATATCGTTTCACATTCTTAGTGAGCAATATTTCCGGGAAGATCTCTTTATGATTCTTTCGATCTTTTTCCCGGATTAAAAAAGCCTCAATCTTCTGTGCGATCGGTAAATTTTTTCCGGGATATTTATTGTTTACGAATTGGGAAATCACCGTTGGGCTTACTCCAATGTTCCTTCCTACAGCATTTGCGCTAATCCTAGAATCAGGATCTTTTGAAGCTTGCTCTAGATATTCATTAAGCGCTTCTCGTTGTAGTGATATATACTTATCTTGTTTTTTCATTGATTTGGTGGGTTTATTTACTCATCAGGTTAGAAGCCGGCTGTTGTTGTGTGGTAACCTCAGCGCCGGCTTTATTTTTATAGTCTTCAGCAATTAAGCATCCTTCAATTCCATTAAGTAGTTGAAGGGTTATTTCATGATCTTCTTTTGAAAACCAACTTGACAGAAAAGCAGTTAAAGTGTCTTTTCTGTAGTCAGAAAGCTTCTTTTCAAATTCAATTGACTCTTCAACCTCGGCTTCTATCTCATGAAGCTTTTTCTCACTTTCAAAAGCTTTAACCATCTCAGCATATACATCTTCAATGGGTAGATTCTTTTGCTTGCAAAAAGCTTCCGCAATAAACCGGATAAAGTGATTCATGCTATTAAAACCATCGGTTTCCCACTTCTTATTTTCATACACGCCAAATAAATAAGCGCCTATTTCCTTCAGTTTGTCTTTGTTCATGGTGTAATCTTTCATCGGTATCAGTGTTGGTTATTGTTACTAATCATCCCAAATAGTCTTCAGGGGTGATTTCTTAGTTTCTGCAGGCTCAAAAGCACTTAAATCTTCAGTACCGGTTCTCTTCATTTTCTCGTCCTGGCGAATTACTTCATCCATTTTATTGGTGTCCATTTCTATCACTGGTGAGCTCTCGTTGTAATCCCAAAAATCGCCTGACGCTTTTCTGATTTCAGTTTCTAATTCAGCGTCTGCTTCCAGAGCCTCCAGCGTCTCTTCCGCATCTAAATAATGTTCTCTTCGAGCGTCTCTGGCCTGTCTGTTTAATTTCATTTCACGGTTTTTGCGAGCTTGCAGATCTTTAAGCTTTTGCTTCTCTATATCGGTATCTGCTAATCCGGCAATGCGCTCGCTCATTTGTGCGGTTCCTAAAAATTCATCCGTTTCAGCATGAAATACCCACGCTTCTTGGTAGGCTTTAGGATCTCTGCGCATGTACACTTTCACGCCTTTAAATCCGACCATCCATTCAGCGTAATAATGCTTTTTAAGTTGTCCGTCCTTAACTCCATTTCTACGAATGGTAACCGGTCGGGATGTTCTCATGCATAACATGCGTAAAGCTTCCGGTCTGACTGCTATTTTGGTATGCTCAGCGTAGAATAATTCATCGGGTGATTTACCCTGAAGCTCTTTTCCATCAGAGGCTTTTTTATTCATTACATTGAATACAAAGCGTTCAAAGAGTTTTTCAAAAGTTGGGAAATCTATTGCCTCACCTTTCTTAAGCATGGAATTAGTGTCAGTCGGTCGGGTTTTTGGTCCCGAACCGGTATACCCATCTAAATGAGTTTCATAGTTGTTTATGAACTCCTTAAAACCACGCTCTATATTCTTACTTTGGGCGTTGTAGGGCAGTGAAAAGAAGGCGTCAATGTCCATAAAGTTAACCAGTGATCTGGCTGAAGCTTCCTCAACTTCTACTTTTATATTCTTTCGGCCACCGGCAAAATCCAAGCTTCGGTAATCCTTACCATTATCTATATAAATGCTTTCAGGCCTACCGTGGCGTTCAACTCCCCATTTAAAGCTTTGGAAGATGTGATCAGAGTTTGGTGCATCTTCATGCAGATACACACTCATCCATTTATTGCTTTTAAAATCGAACCAAGCGGTTGCCCAAGGTCGGAAGATGTTACCGGTTTCGGGATTCTTGCAAAAAATATCCAATTGCCGGTGATCACCCACCCAGCAACTACCTGCAGCAATATTTGATTTGTCTCGATCTACATAATCAGCAAACTTTTTATTCCAGGCTTCTTCTCCATATCTGCAGAAGTAAATGTGGCTTTCCGTATTCTCTCGTTCCAGTCTGTATAAAAAGGTTCGGTAATCCGGAAAATCTTTCACATCCTGGCCTTTCTTATAAGCCTCACCCCGAACTATACTCCAACAACTTGTGGCACTCGGTCGGCTTTCTTTTAAATACAGGGCTTCAAATAGTTTATAATTTTCATCTTCCGTTTTGGAACATCCTTTCCGGTTCCCATAATTAGGAAGTAACCCTGCAATTCCTTCCTCTTCATACTTCTTCTTATTGCGATAAAAAGTCTGCCAGCTAACTTTGTCATCAGGATTTGCTTGCTTGTACGCTTTAATAGCACATTTCAGCTCTTTTCCTCCCAAGTGTCCAAATTGCTTAATTAGGTTGATCCATAAATTCACATATTCCTTCGCATATTTAGGGGCTTTCATGTAAATCTCAGCATCAATAGCTTGCTGAACTTGGTTGGAATCTCTTTTGAAATGCTTTCTTATATATAGAGATCTATATGGTTCTTTGATCCCCATAGGACTTATTAAAACTTTCTCTCCACCTGGTCCTTTATGTGGTACTCTTTTTAAATATTCAGCTTCAATTTTTCCTTCATCAATCCACTTTTGAATCGCACGCCGTGAAATCCCAATTGCTTCCGACAATGTGACTTTATCAACGAATTCTTTTGTGTTTTCTGGTTCCATTAAGTTGAATAAGAGTTGCGTTTAAATGTTTTATTCGGTTCCAACAGAGTTCCAATAAGAATTTTCTTATTGGAACTAATTAAGCTGCTATTTCTGAAGGAAGTTCTGAAAGAGGGTTCGAATCTTGAGCATCAATTATATAGCTCACAATTTTTGCTCTGATTTTTTTTGACCTTGTAAAGCCACGAGCTACATTCCATATATGAGTATCAGTTACTCCCCATTCCTCAGCTAATTTTTTACAGCTGATCCTTTTTACAGATAAGGCAACCTCAAGATGGTGTTTGATATTCTTCATTTTTTCCTATCTTAAATTTTAAGTTGTAAAGTTTTTAATACGAACGTATTATAATACAAAAGGGATTACATGTCAAGACATTAGTCTCATAAATTTAAACAATAGTATTATTGAGCGACACTACAGCAGATAGGTTAAAAAAGGTATCAGATGAGCTTTTTAAAGGTAATCAGAGCGAAATGGCTCGTGTAATGGGGATGAGTCCGCAAGCCATGAATAAATATTTTCAAGGTGATCGCATACCAGGAGTTAAAGTTCTTAAACGTTTAGTCGAAATTGATATAAACGCTAATTGGATTTTATTAGGAATACCTCCTATGAGAATATCTGATATTCAGGAAGCCGGTGTTATCTCGTTTACGAATGCAGATATAGAGAAATATGGAGAGAAGGGAATTGATGAAATTGCTAAATCAGCTCCTAAAGAGCTTAAACTAAGCCAATTAAACCCTGAAGTATATAATAGCCCGGTGAAAATGATGTCCTATATAATTAAAGATTTTGAATTAGCCTGGCAAAAGGAGGGGGTTCACTTACCGGAATCTCAAAAGAAGGAAGTGCTGCACAAAATGATGGATATAATCATTCAACAAGCGACCAACGCAAAGAATCGCTTAGAACAGAATTAGAACGGGCTTTAAACCATCTTTTATAGATTATTAAAGCGCCGTAAAACAGCATTGAAACTGCCAGTAATATCCCGATCAAATCAGCTTCACTAAGTCCGGACTTTTTGTAATTCTTAAATACAGGATCAGTATCCCAGGCATTACCATTGCCTTTAAGAGCTATTTTTGCAAATACACCGGCCTCAATAGATAAATAGTTTAGATTATCCTCCGGGATCAATTTCATTAGCTCGAAATATTGCTCAGAAAGCTCGATCTCACCTTTTAGCATATAAAGCCTCACCATGTTGGAATATGCTACATATAATGCGTTAGGGTTTTGATTTGTCCCGGGAAGGGCAAGCAAGGATTTTAATTCTTCCTCGGCTTTTACCAGATTTCCATCGGATAACCAAGTAATTACACGTTCATAAATCACCGTTTCATACCAGCTGTATTCATTTTCAGGATCTATTAGATCTCTGGCATTGGCAAAATGGATTAAAGCAGATTGGTTTTTTTGAAGATAATCTCTTCTGTAACGGCCTGTTAAAATTTCGAACCTTATTTCATTTTTTCTGCTGGGATATTCCATTAAGTGACTTTCGAGTAGTTTCAAATATGTCTCTAAACTATCCGTCTCATTAGTTTGATCGAAATAGTAATACATATTCCCGATCGCTCTGCTCATCCTATTTCCATCTCCCCGGGCTTTGGCATAGTCATATAATTTGTCCAGGGTTTCAAAATACTTCAGGAATTTCAAATCATCGTAATAAAGATTCGCCTGGTGAGAGAGTGCCTGCATTTTATGAACTGGTAAGCTGTCTGGGATATGTTCGATCAGGTTAGTAACATTATTTAAAGCCTCAGTAGTGTTACCAAGTTTCCGGTTTATCAGTACTTCAAGTAGCTGGGCGTTTATTCTCAGGTTTAATGGGGCTTCAGATAATAAAGGCTCTATCTTTGTTTCATACTCATACAGAGCTGAAGAATATTCACCCGAATTATGAATAGATCGAACCTCATTAATTAAAGAGTGCAGATCCTCACTGGATTGCATTTGAAAAATAAAAGCTATTACAATAAGGATCTGCATACTGTTAATTACCTCCAGTTGGTGGATTCTTATCATCTGGATCTTCTTCATCATCATCTGGTCCAGGAGCAAGGTTTGCGTGTCGTAATTTAAATGAATTCATAACTGTATAATTTAAGTTTAGCTACTTTATTGTAGTTAGACAGTTAAGTAAGCAATTCCTTACAAAAAAAGTTAAAGTTTTTTTCGAAGCTCTCTTTTTTCTCAAACCATTGTGCAATTGACTGAAGAAATGCTGAAATTGCTGAAGAAATTCTCAAAGTAGGCTTTTGGGCTATATTCGGCTTTATTTATACCTAGAGAGGCTTTTTGGGGATCATTTTACCTTTAACAATTAATTCTCATACCATCACCCCCCTTATAATTACTACCAATCTTAAAAATTTTCGTGTCCATTTCACCAATTATAATTCCGTTTAGATGAGTGCTCCAAAGTTGTAATGCTCTCTTCTTTTCTTCTAAATATTCATAGTGGGCATATCTATTTGTGATAATAAACTCTTTCCCTAATCCTTTATGAGCTACAGTCTTTCCAACATGTACAAAGTCAATTCCTAAGCTAATCATACCGGTAATTACTATATGTCTCAGATCATGTAATTTAAGTTCACTTAAACCTGTAGTCTTCCTAATTCTCTTAACCACAGAATCAAAATGTACCAAAGGGTTGCCATCATTCTTGCTTGAGTTAAATACATATTCCTTTCCACCTGTTATACTATGAAGACCTTCAAGTACTTTTATAGCTAAATTAGAAAGAGGAACTACATGTGACTTACCTCCCTTTGTCTCTACTTCGGGAATGATCCATAACGCTCTTTCAGTATCAATATCGCTCCATTTCATCCTAGAAGTTTCGCCGAGCCGTTGTCCACAAATTAGCAGCATCTTAAGTACGCTTTGTACTACAAGCTCTTCTGTTTCAAAAGCATCCCAAATATTTTTTATCTCATTACTATTGTAATTTGGCTCTCTACTTTTTTCTTTGCCAAATTTTTCCAACTTCTTAATAGGATGATTCTGAGTATACCCCTCCTTAATGGCAAAGCTATACATCTTTGATAGGATTGATTGAATCCTATTCGCATTATATGGTTGTGATTCAGCTAGATTTTTAAGATATCGCTTTACATCATTTCTATTCACTTCTTCAATTGAAACTCTACCAAATTTTTTCTCAATCTTATTAAGGCGAGATGTATATGTTTTTTGAGTCGATGACTTCAAATTTTGCTTAACATAATCCTCCTTAAAAATTGATACTAACTCACTAACTGTCTTTGGTTGTTCTTGGAATTTACTACGTTGTTTTTCCCCTTGTGGATCTTGACCATTTGATACTTGTACTCTTAATTCTCTGGCTTTATCTCTGGCCGTCGCTAAAGTTAAAGTAGGAGGCTCATATTTACCTATTGTAAATCTCTTGATCTTACCTCCGAATCTATACCGATAAAAGAAACTCTTGTAACCCGTAGGTGTTACTCTTAGCGCTAATCCTGAAGTGTCTTTATCGAATACTTCTGTTCTAGATTCAACTTTCAGGTTTCGAATAAATGGATCTGTTAATTTTCTTGTTGCCAT